GACCATCGTCGTGGTCAGCACATCGTTCGGCTCGCCCTTCGGCAGATCGTCGGCATTGTCGAGCAGGCCGCGCACCCAGTCGGCATATTCAGGAAGGAACTCCTGTTTGAGCGAAACCTTGCGCTCCACCGACTGGACGGCCTTCAGCTGCTTGCGATGTTCTGTCAGGCGGATGAGCTGCAGATTGGCCTCGGTGGTGGCCGGCGACGGGGAGGAGGCGCCACCTGCCACCACGTCGGCCGCCGCCCCGGCTCGCGCCGAGCGGGAGGCCAGCTTCTGCTGCCTGATCTGATGCATTCTACCCATTGTTTCCTCCACTACGCGTTTCGAGTGGCGGCACCGGCGCGAGCCGGGCCGCTTATTCGGCGACGAATTCCTGGACGTTCTCGACCAGCGCGGCGCGCTCGTAATCCTCGACCACGAAGGCCTCGTTGAAGCTTTCCCAGCTCACGAAGCCGCGGCGCTGCGGCGCGTGCTCGATCTTGCGGCGACGGCTGCCCTCCTGCTCGTAGCGGGACAGGTTGTCGTAGCTGGTGATCAGGATCGAGCCTTCGGGGAACCACGGCGCACTGAGCGCGGGCAGGTTGCCCACCCGGGCGCGGCGGATGATCTCGTCGGCGGCGATCCGCTC